ATGGTTTTTAATATGTTCAGCTAAAATGTATAATTGTGTTTCTGTTCCACCGATTTCGTTAATCTTTACGTCATAAGTCCGACGAACATAACGAGTAACTTCGTCTACAAATTTATAATCTTTGTAAATCTCTTTACACTTATTCAGTAATGTTGTCTTACCGGTACTCTGTGCACCTGTGAATGAAACTCTCATAGCTGTCTATGTTATAATCTATTTTGCAAAAAGCTACACCAAAGTTCTGTAGCTTTCACATGTGTTAATTTGAACGCCATATCTAAATCAAATCCTTCTACTTCAAATTCGTTTTTTGCTAATATTTTACCGGCATCGAGTTCGGCAATACATTCATGAATAACGTTGCCAGAATATTTTGCTTTATCTTCAAATATTCTAACTTGCGGATCTTTACCCTTATATTTGTCATATCCTTCTAGATGAATTGGAGCAGGATGTAAGTTATAAATTTCGAATTCTTGACAAATTTCAGAAGGAATGATTCTTAACCAACCGTGAAGAGTTACAAAAGCGCCTTTAGGAATAACCTGTCTATATTCTTCTACGGAAGGCTTTTTAGATAACCAGGTAATTTTATCTCCATATTCAAAAAATAAGTCTTCGTTAATTTCTAAAACTTTATCTTTAGTTTTATTAGTTACAATAACATCTGGAACCCGATTAATTTTTTTAGAGATTTTATAAATCTCTGATCCGGTTTGACTAAAAAACGTAACCCAAGGTCTTGTTACCGGCATAAGTTTCTAAACTGTGTAATATTCCAGAACGAATCGTAAATTTGCTGTGTAGTTAATTCAGCATCAATAAAATCTACAAGCTTTACTGACCATTTTTCAGACAGCCCATATTCTGGTTCGTACTTTTTCCCCAAAATACCAGCGACAATTGGATTTGAAGTATCAATAGTTTCAATATATTCACTGAGATAATTATCTGCATACAGTGAAAACTCCCAGGGAAGAGATGCACCTAATAGATGGTGAGGCGTGTTAACGTCGAGTACATCATCATCGTAGAGATCATCAAGTAATTTAACTCTCCCAACAGCATATTTGAGCCATTTGTTATCTTCCTGATTCTTAACAAACCCAGGGACATTAATCTGAGACCAATCGCAATTATCTAGATAATATGAATAGTCGAAAGAGATAGCGACTTTATCAACCTTTGGTGCTACAAAGCGATAACAGTCAACAATATCATGATATGTCTTGCCCTGAACTACGCCTATCTTGCGACCGGGAAGATCGGGATATTTTGACAAAAAATTGTCCATCGACATACAGGTACCGGCTGTATCTTCTAGTACATCGGGAATGACATACTCAAAAGGTTTAAGCTCTTTAACCCAATAAGCAAACTGATCCGGATCAAAAGCTGTCCCTAATTCAAAAATAGAGTTATCTAAAAGAACTCTTCTTCCGTAAGATACAGATTTAAAATAAAAATCCTTATACGCTTGATTCTCGGGCAATAAATGTACCAAGCAATAATCATAGTCATTATACCCCCAAGAATATGGAAGTAACGATACGGGTGTTTCGTGTGATATAAGCATAGTTGTAATAATAAATCAATCTCCAAATAAATCAAATAAATCTGTTTGTACTTCTTTACCAATTACAGGAATTCTCCATCCAATAGCTTCATAAACAGCTTCAATTGGCGGTACAACAATCTTACCGAACATTTTATCGTAATCGATTTTAATCTCGTGAAACTCTTTCGGATACTCACTTGCAAACGCTACAGCATCTAGCCCATAGGGATTTTTCATCGCATAAAAGTATTTGATCTTTTGTCCGGAGTTAATCTGCTCGTATTTGGTCTGTATACCCATTTTTTCGAGAAGAAAGTTGTAAGCTAATGCCGCCTTAACGTGACAGGGTGTACCTAGGTTAAACTTATGAAGTGAAGCGCCACCAGAATACTTTTCAATCTCTTTAACAGCTTTACGGAAAGCAGCTTCAGTTATATCTAAGTTTTTAAAGTGGTCATAGGCTTCGCGAAATACCTCATTAGTCTTTTTAACATCCTTTGATAGGAAGGCTGTATCAATAGTTTTCTTAATCAAGGCCTTAACTTCCTTAGGGGTTGTTGATCGAGCTAGTTCAACACCTACGTACTTGAACTTATTAGTAGGAACACCTTCTTCATCTAAGATATGAATAATATAGCGCTTCTTCATTAAGAAGGAGCCTACATCAGCAATAGCTTCTCGTTTAAAAACAAATCGAGGATCAGCAGAGTTAAGATCAGTTTTAGCCCAGTTAATAATCTCGGTATTGAGATGTTTTTCCATCGCGTTAACGATCTTATGAGCTTCAGGTGTAATGGATCCATCCTTTACAAGAGGTAAGTTGAGTTTATTAAGAATAGGTTGTATTGTGGTATAGAGCGAGTCAGTATCACCGGCAATAATAAGTGATTCGGTAATACCGAACTTTTCTTTAGCCCAAGCATCCACAATAGCACCGCCTGCTTTAGCAACAGCTTGACCGGTTAAAGTAATGGATGAAGCGTTATCAATATCCATGAACGCTGAATGCTTGTTGGCAAACGTACCGTAAATGGAGTTAAGAAGAATCTTTAACGTGTATTGAAGTGTATCAAAGTATTGAATCTTACTAATAGTCTCTTTATCTTTCTGCTTAGTCTTTTTAAGCTTAAGCATTTCATTACGAGCGTGAACACGTTCGTCGTAGATACTATTAATCAGATTAGGACAAACACCTTTAAACTTTTGTGAATAAAGTACTCCAGCTTTGGATAATGAAACGTTCTCGTCAATTAAAAACTTTTTAAGTTTAGCAGTAGTAACTTTAAACATACCACCTGACTCGAGTCTAATCTCAACCTCTTTATCAAGTTCAGGGTCTCCGGTAACAATTTTACCTAACTTAGTTTCAGATCCAATATTAAGAGTAATAATGGTATTAGGGTACAGAGAGTTAACGTCAAAACTAACGATAGCTTCTTTAAGACCTCTTTCAGGGTCCCGTACGTACCCGCCTTCTAAAGATTCTCTTGTTGTTTCGTTTTTAAACGTAGGAATGACGTATCCTTGTTTCTGAGCCTGAAGAGTCATTGCACCTGTTACGATTGAAACCTTACCTAATGCTCTTTCGAAATTAGTACAGCCCTTATAAGACAGCAAACGGATAATCTTTAAGTAGTTAAGCTTCTCTTCAAGCTTGCGCAATAGATCAACGTCCTGAATATTATAGTCAACAAACTGATCCCAATCTTGATCAGCTAAGCCTGAAAGAGATGTAGCATTATAAGCAAGTTTACCCTCGCCTAGTTCATATTCGCAAATATAGTTTAAAGAGAACGACTCTCTATCTCCTTTAGAATATGTCTTATAAATTTCCATGTAGTCTAAACAGCTTACACCTGTTATGTACCACCGGCCCATCTCTTTACCAAACTTAGCAAAATTCTCTCTATAATGAACTTGTCCTACGGGAGATAATTGACGAATAAAGTCTTCACCAAGTAAATTCTTAGCACGATTAATAATATAAGGAACGTCGAACTGCTCGGTATTCCAGCCAGTTAAAATATCAGGCGGATCTTTCTTCCAGAAGTTAACAAACTTTTCAAACATTTCATCTTCTGTCTTACATTTGTAGTATGTTGCGTTAGAGAGTTTTGGTTTGTAATCGTTTCTAAGTCCCCAAGTGTAAATTTTATCCTCTAAGGTATCGTAAATTGTAATAAGGTTAACAGGGTCTTTTGCGTACTTTGGAATAGGAAATGCACCTGGAGAATAGGTTTCAATGTCAATGAAATAAACCTTAAGAGGGAATTGTGAGAATTCTGCTTTATCGACCTCTTCTTTAAATCTATCAACTAAAAATTGCTGATCGACAGGTAGGTTACCAAATAATCTAGGATTTTTAGTTTCTTGAACAAACTTATTACGTTCATAACCGTTTTTAAAATAATGCTTCTTTAAAGGTGTTTTAAAAATGGATGTAGCGTCTTTACTATCTTTTTGTTCGGTAAAAAGATAAGGCGTATAGGGAACCTCAGTATCGATTCTTGCGCCGTCGTCTGTCCAGGTTCTAAGATATATGGTTCCCTCTCGTGGGTTATATGATGCGTTTCTATACACTAATACCTATTGTATTATGAATTCGGGTTACACTCAAGAAGATATTTTCGATCAGGAGAACCGTAAGGGGTAAAATAAGCTTCATAATGTTTCATACGGTTTTTTTCATCTTCTAACCAAAAATTTTCAGCATATGCACGAGCTTTTTTGCAGTAGTCAGCGTATGTGTGTTGGTTTTTTGTAACTGTTTTAATACAGTCAATAAATTCAT